TATATTAATAAAATATATTAATATATATTAAATATATATAAGATATATTATACAAATTTACATCCTGATGTCACTGCAGAGTTACATTAGACCTTTGACACTAAAAGGTGAAAAGGATATAATGTATAGACAATAGAAAACTATATAAATGAGTACAGTTAAAATAACTAACGAGGTGATTTAGTATGACAAAACATTTTTTAGTGAAAGAAGTCTCTGAAGATAAATTTGTAGAAGAGATGAATAGGATTTCTAGTGAGAATAATATCTTTGCTAGTCAGACCCATGTAATATTGAACCCACCAGGGAATTGCTTGGTGTATGTTGCTGTTATGTTTGGGAAAGACTAAGATGGAAGAAGAGATAACAGTAGGATTTACGGAGCAATCAAAAGCAGTGACAGCTACCGTAAAAGTAACTGGAGGAGATAATCCATTAGCTAAAGCTAAAGCATTAATGGAAGAAGCTATGAATTATAGTAAAGTTAAAACATTACATAAATTGAGGTGAAACAAATGGTAACATCATTAGAAAAATTAGATGAAAGACAAGACTATTTCAGTGAAAGGATAGCAGATCTTGAGAAATCTATTAGAGAAGTAAGTAAGAATCTTGATAATCATAAGCATAAAAGACTATCTGGAAAAAGCTTTGTGGTTAATGAAGACTTAGAAGAGCGGTACTAAAATGAACTGGACTAAAGAAGAACTAAAAAAACAGATTGATAGTAGAGAAGCAGAAAGATCAAGACTAACTGCTAGGATGAATCTGTATGATGATATGATTGAAGAATTGGATGCCAAAGATGATGAACTTATCGAAGAGTTGATTGCATTAGAAGCGGAATATAAAGCAACACCAGAAGAGATTGAACTTGAGGTTTGTTTTAATGGTATGGTTTATTTAACAGACGAGGAATCTAATTTTCATCAGAACTTTAGGTGTTCCCAAGGTCAAGGAATAGAACTTGAAAATCTGATAAATAATGCACAAGACGGAGATAAATTTATCTTAACAAAAAAGAGGTAATAAAATGGTAGAACAAAAACTGGATATAGTTGAAAAAGGAGAGTACAAGAACATAGATTTAAGGAAACTTGATAATGATAATCATATCATAGTAGAAAAGTTATTTCTTGAATGCAGAGAACAAAAAGCTACAGGTAGAGACGGTAGTTCATATACATTCTTTCCTACAATAGTAAAGTATGGAGAAGATGAAGTAGGTATGGTATTACCTAAAGAAGAAGTAGCTAAAGAATTTGCAGACATAGCAGGTGTTGGAGATAAAGTTAAAATCACATTACAGAAAGAGATGTATGTTGATAAGAAAGGAAAAGACAGAGTAGCAAAAAAATATCTCTTTGAAAAGGTAGAGTAAGATGACTGAGTATCTTAGGTTTCAATCTATAGTGAATTATAGAATACCTATAGTCAATGGAATACTAGGATCTCCTCAAATAGAAAGTAAGTGGACTAAAGAAATAGGTGCAGTGAAGAAGAAACCTAAGAAAAAAGTCATCATTCCTTTAACAGCAGAAAGTGTAGCAGAAGAAATTATGTAATGTTGCCATGAAGTGCTATATTCGCAGTGAGTTGTTGACTCTAGGCGTGGAGTATAAATTACGCACTTATTTAATTCAAGAGGTAGATAGCAGAATGAACTTATTATACTATGAAGCATTATCAGAATTTAATAAACAGTATTATGCTGACCTATTAACACATGAGCATGTACGTTCTGGTAAGATTCATATTCCAAAGTTGTTACTTGATGATAACGTTTCAGAAGAGAATGACTTTAAAGGATGGGAATTAGAAAAGAAAGGTGTAAAATATTTAATATCTGATACCATTCAACAAACTAAGATAGAACTTAAAGACATATTACCTATTAAAGCACAAGACTGTATGGAAGCTGCAGCTAAAGGTATGGTCTATAAATGGGTAATGCGACCAATATCAATGAAATTTAAAGAAGAAAAGGTCTTCTCATTTAAAGAATTAGTAGATAAGTTTTGTTCACTTGAACATAGTAACCCAAGGCATCAAAAACTTAATTGGTTCATAGGTCTTACTAGTGCATTAGACCGAATGAATTCTAGAGTATGTACTCCTCCTGGGTTTGGTAAGGATTCTACAGTAGACATCTTAGGTAACTTGATAGGAGGATGTGCAACTATAGAAAATCCTACAGTACCTAAGTTAGAAGAAAGAGCTAGTATTCTAAAATGGTTAGCAGTTAATGAAGTGTGTGATATTAGTAAAGCTAACTGGAGAGAGATTGAACAAATATTACTAGCTATGGGAGCATTCAAACCAGTAGTAACTAAGAGAAGTAAGGCACATGGTACAGTAGGAGAAGAGATTAACATTAGTACTTTTAGTATTAGCTTAATGTATAATGATATTAATACATATACTAAGATAGATAGATTCTTTGACATCGTGGCTAAGGGTGCAATTAAAGATAGATTTCCTGCGTTTAGATTATATGGTACATTTAAAGAAGATTTCAATAGTGGTAGAAGGATTAAAATTCCAGACTATGTTAATACTTATTTTGAAGATTATAAAAATTTAGTTTATACTTTTATGTGGCATAAGAGACATATGCATGAACAAGTACATCATTATAATCAAGCTAAATTAGTACAGATGCCAGAGAGATGGTTAACAAATATAGGAAAATTATTGAACATTATTGATGTCTATTGTGACACACAGTCTGAATTTGATGCATGGATCATGACAATAAATAATTCATTAAAAGATTATAAAGATATGTTAGACTATCCAGACTTACTTGAACGGTCTAAAGGTAAACTAAGTATAAAGAAGTTTCAAGAACTTAAGAAAGAACTCAAGAAAATGAATACGTTTACTGAGAAGAAACAATACATAGAAAATAATATACTATCCGATAAAGGAATGCAAGATGTGAAGGTGAATGAATTTTGGAATTAAAGTTTGATAAGAAAAAACATAGATATTATCTAGATACGAAAGAGCTTACATCTGTTACGAATTTCGTAAAGAAGTTTTTTAAGCCTTTTGATGTTAAAAAGATAGCAAAGTATGTAGCAAAGAATAGAAGAAATAAAGGAGAAAAGATAACTGCTACACAAGTTAAGAAAGAATGGAAAGGTATTGCACAAGCAGGTACTGACATACATCAAGAGATTGAAGACTGGATAATGTGTCAAACACACCCACTTAATAATAAAGCAATACAAGGCATGATATGGTTTGAAGATATTCCAGAATTTGACCATGTTAAATGTGAAGAAATAGTGTGGAGTGAAGAACTAGGATTAGCAGGAACAATAGATTGTATGATAGTTCATGGAGATAATTCTGTTACTCTTGTTGACTGGAAAACTAATAAAGCAATAAAGAAAGGTGGATATAATTTTGGTACTCTACCACCAACAGCAGATATTAAAGACGGTAACTTGAATCAATATACATTACAATTAAGTTGTTATGCTTATATCTTAGAAAAAGAGTATGGGTATAAAATTAGAGATTTGGTATTGGTACATCTTAAAGATGATAGAACAATACCTTATGAAGTTGAGTATAAAAAAGATACAATAAAGGAGATGATAAAATGGCAAAAGGAACACAAGTTGGAATAAATGTTGAAGGTTTCATAGGAACTATAATTGGATTATGTATAGGATTAGGAGTTATGTTTTTATCTTTATGGTTTTTAGTATGGTCTGCTAAAATGTTCTTTGGGTTGTGGTAACAATGGTAACTGTAAGGTCAGCAAAACAAAAAGGTAATGCTTTTGAATATGATTGTCAAGCATCTTTGTACCCAATCTATAATTTAATTTATAGAACAGCAGAAAGAGGATTTCAAAGACAGTATGATCTTAGAGACGACAGAGCAGGAGTAGTATTTGAGTGTAAGAGACTAAAAGGAATCTCATGGAGTCAAGCTAAGAAATACTTTATGAAGCTTGTTGAGAAAGCAGATGTTGTAGGACATAATTGTTATTTATTATTTAAGAGCAATCAACAACCTTGTTTAGTAATGTACTATAATTTACAATTAGAAAAAGTAGTTGTACAAGAATTTAATGATGTGTTTAATACACCATTTGTTAAGCATACTTCGACGAGGGCAAAATGAATCTAAAAGACATACTAGAGTTATTAGATAAACTAAAAGTACCAATGGGCTTAGGGATTTATACATTTACTATTGAATCTGATAAACGAGGTAATATTTATTTTAAGAATATTCAAGATAGGTGGGCAGAAGTAGAACATAATAAATGTGATGGTACTGCAATGATAACTCTTACTAAAGAACTAAAACAAAAGCCTAAAGAATTTATTAGAAATGTATTAATTCATGAACTGGTACATATGAGAATTCATGCTTTTAATAAAGATATTGAATTTTATAGTGCAGATAAAGAAGAAGACCTAGTGAATGACTTAGTAAGAGCTATTGAAGAGGTGGAAACATGGAAAAAATAGTTGTATTACCTGATGTACATATGGATACAAGCATACCAAAAGCATATGAGGTTGTAAAAAAATTTATTAAAGATTTTAAACCTGATAAGGTTATACTCCTAGGAGATTTTATGGATGTATCTGCATTCTCTGCGTGGGACTTAGATAAGAAAAGACTTATGGAAGGTAGACGGTGGGAGAAAGAAGTTGAATTAGCTAATAGTGAGTTAGACTTCTTACAAAAATATAGTAAACAAATAATTTATCTGGAAGGTAATCATGAGGATAGAGTAGAAAGATATTTAGATAAACATCCAGAGATGGAAGGAATGATTGAAGTACCAATAGTATTAAATCTAAAAGAAAGAAAAATAGATTGGTACAAAATGAATGAATTATATAAACTAGGACATTGTTATTTTACTCATGGTATGTGGATAAATAAATATCATGCACAAGCTCATATGGCTAGACTAGGATGTAATATTATGTATGGTCATACTCATAGACCACAATCAGATAGTATGTCTATGCAGATGCAGAAACCAATAAGAGCTTATGGATTAGGATGCCTTTGTGATAAAGCAGCACCTTACCTTAAAGGTCGACCAAGTAACTGGGGAACAGAGTTTGCAGTTATTTACATGGATAAAGATAAACATTTTACAAGGTATCCTGTAGAAATATTTAATAATAAGTTTATTTTTAATGGGGTGTTATACCAATGAGTAAACATGATGATTTAGTGAGGCGAATAAGAGATACTCCAGCTATTGCAGGAGTTAAAAATGTAATAGAATCACATATGGAATATCCAATTATTGGTAGACAAGGACAACTATTAACTGAGGTTGATCTATGGATACTAAACAATTATGCATGTCATATCTTTGAAATGAAAACTCATGACGGAGAGAAGCCTAGGCATAAAGCAGTGAAACAATTAAAGATAGGTAAAAAGGGATTACAAAAAGAGTTTGGTTTTAAAGAATTTAGGTCTCTTTATGTCCATGATGACTTTGTTGTCGAAGAATTAAAAGAAGATGATACCTTTAGTCCAATAGAAATTTTATGTCAAGGACATTTCTTAGGTATGAGTAAAAATAGATATGCAATAGGTAACACTTGTTATGGGTGTACTCCTGATTATAATGCATGGAATAATCCTTGTAATTATGATTGTGAAAACTTTAATCCTATTAGATGGCACTCATTTAATGTTGTACCAAAGAAAGTATCTGGTGTACCTTCTTTTGAATCTGATTGTCCTATATGTGAGAAGAGAACACACTGGGATTATATTGGTGACCAAGAAACAGGAATACCAGGACAAAGTTTACATTTGTTTGATTGTGAAGAATGTGGTGGAACACATAGTATAGGTTCTTTAATGAAATATAGACTACATTTAAGGGGTGAATAATATCACCACTCTTACTAACTATCTTAACATTTACTATAAGATACAGAATCAAATAATTGTATGTTATAGACCTACACTAAAGAATAGTTGGGGAGATAGATGTTTATATTTAAGTAAAGAATATAACATCAGAAAGAAGTATAATCATAGAAGTATCCTAGAGAAAGAAATAGTGATTGAATTTGATGAAGATAGTAAGAAACAAAATAGAATTAATGCTGATGTAGTTGTCAAAAGATTAAGAAAGTATAATATTAAATGTGCAAAATGGACAAGTGGTAACAAAAGTGTTCATGTACATTGCATGGTAGATACAAAAGGTGCTAAGAATATTCAATTACTAAAGATTACTTTTATGAGATTTTTTGGTATAGTATACAAAGATGCTAAAGGTAAGTATTACTATGACAAAGAAGACATCCAGGGAAAAGAGGTGAAACAGGTTGTGCCAGACTTACGTTTAGCTGCGTCCAATCATTTAATTCGTGCAGAGTATGGTATTCATGAGAAGACAGAACAGTATAAACACTTGATAAGTAAAGATAAACAGTATCCTTGTATTAGTAGAATACCAACTATAGTTTGGGATAAGTATCGACAAGCAGTGGAAATAGTAATGAAAAGAAGACTAACAAGTGACTTAAATAAGTTAGATACTCTGCCTGGGTTTAAGTTTATATTACAGAGTGAAAGATTTAGAATAAGTAATGATGGTAGAGAAAGAGCATTATTTATGTTGATTCATGTACTTAAACCTAAGTATGTAGAGAAGAGAGATGAACTAATAAACTTTTTACAGCAGTGGTATAGATATAGTGGTGGTACTAAACTTAGTGATATAGATATAGAAAGAAAAGTAATCTATCATTGGAAAAGAGAATATAAGTTTGGGTTGAATTATCTAAATAATTTATTAACAGAAATAGGAAGGGAGGATTTGATAGCAGAATGAATTTCACAGACACATTAAAGGAAATGGATAGAATACATACAATTAAGAATGCAGACTATGCTAGTGAAAAAGATCCTTATAAGAATTTTAGGCTATGTAGTCATATAGGATTATGCTCAGTAGAAGAAGGTATTTTAGTAAGAATGACAGATAAGCTGGGCAGGATAGTTAACATTCTTGGGCAAGAAGCACAAGTAGAAGATGAAAAGATTACAGACACACTATTAGACTTAGCTAACTATGCAGTTATACTTAAGTGTTACTTAGAAGAACACCGTTTAAGTAAACAATGATAAAATGGATTCAAAAGATAAATTAAAAGAGATAGCAAAGAGATTTAATTTTGGTACTATGTACCTTGATGAAATTGAAGAATATGGAAATATAAGAGCTGATGAATATTGTCAAATAATTTTGAAAGAGAAAGAAGAATTAAAAAAACAATTAGAGAAATTATATAAATCAACTAAAAGGTGAATGAAAGATGAAAGCAGATGATAAAGTACAATATGTAGAAGGAGAAGACAAGGAAAAATATACTTACTTTGAAGAAATACATAGTAAAGTTGCTGTTCTACAAGAAGCAATAGAAGAAATACAATTAGCACTAAAACAGCATGATATTCATTTTACTGATAAAAAATATCCAGATACTGACGTTGATAGAGAGGTTGCAGAGAGATTAGAAAATGAATAAAATAAGATATGACAGTTATTGTCCAGGATGTGGAAAGAAGTTTGGTAAAGGAGATACTATTAGAATATCAAAAGAAAGAATAGATTGTTGTAATATATGTGAACCACTACAACCATTACAAAATTATGAAGATTGTGAGAAATATAGAAAACTTCATCATGTTGAATAAAAATGAAATATTCCATAGAACAAATAAAAGAAGTTGTTGAAAAGGTCTGTATAAGTATAGCTTATCAAAAGAAGGGAAAGGATTTAGTTAGATATAATATTGACCATAGATTAATTATACCAAGAGTAGTTACAGAATTAAGCACTCTTTCGGACAACAATGAAGTTTAGCCCAGATAAACCTTGTGGTGGAATGACACTAAAGGAAGCAGAGATAGCAATTAAGAAAAGAAGAAAACAACATAAATGGAGAAATAGGTTTGTAGAAAATGATGCCAATATTACCAGGAGTGAATAGTAAATTAGTAACAATAGTTTCAGATACTCAGATACATAATGTATACTGTATACCTAATAAAATAATGATTGATGGGAGGGAAATATGGATAAAGAAACACTAACACATGCTGCAGATGTTAACAGATGGATGTTAGAACATAAGACAGATGTTATTTCCTTTGACACCGAAACTAGTGATTTACAGTATTCAGTACTACAATTAGAAGGTATTAGTATTTGTAATGGAACATCCTCTTTATACATAGACTTATTTGAGAATCCAGAGTTTGATAGAATTATAGAATTATTAAGATTATTTTTTAAGTCAGTCGAAATAGTTATAGGACATAATTTAGTATTTGATTTGAAAGTATTACATAAATATGGAATTGATTGTAATCATTGTCAGTTATATGATACAATGGTGGCAGATCATTTAATTGATGAGAACCGTAGGCATGGGTTAAAATTTCTTGCAGGGACTATACTTGGTGAAGAGACGATAGAGTATGAGAAGGCATCAGTAGATAAGCATTCAGAAACATTTTACAACTATGCACATAATGACACTATATGGACGTGGAGATTAATGCAGTATTCAAAGCCAAAGTTATGTGAACAGGGATTACTAGAGTTGTTCAGAAACATTGAGATGCCTTTTCTATTCTCTTTAGTAGAAGCTGCTACTGAAGGAGTATTAGTAGATTTATACAAAGTAGAACAAACTACTATTAAACTACAAAAAGAAATAGAAGACCTTACTATAAAAATGTTAGATATATTACAAGAAGATTATGACTTACAATTAGATCTAGAAGGACATAGTACAATAGTAAGTAGTATAAATTTTAATAGTAGTATTGATTTAGCTAAGATACTATTTGAGAAATTAAACTTACCAGTGACTGAAACTACTCCTAGTGGGAAACCAAGTGTAGGTAAGAAAACATTATATAATCTTAAAGGACAACATGAGTTTGTTACATTATTAGAACAATATAAGATAGCACAGAAATTACTTTCAAGTTTTTTTCTACCCTTACCTGGGCTTGTTGAAGATGATGATAAAGTTAGACCTAATTTCTTAGATTGTGGGACAAAGACAGGAAGATTATCCTGTAATAATCCTAATCTTCAACAACTTCCCAGGGTTAATAAAACATTAGCATATGATACTAGAGAATGTTTTATAGCACCTAAAGGATATAAAATGATAGCATGTGATTACTCTGGACAAGAACTAAGAGTATTAACAGAGATAACCAAAGATCCAGTATTAGTAAGTACATTTAATGAAGATAAAGATATGCATCTAGCAACAGCTAAAGATTTCTTTAACTTAGATATACCTAAGGAAGCATTACATACTACTCACCCAGATAATGAAAAATATAAGGAGATGTATAAAGACGAAAGAAACAAAGCAAAATGTTTTCACCCGAATACAGAAGTACTGACTAAAGAAGGATGGAAAAAGATAGTAGATATAACCACAGATACAGAAATTATACAAGCAATACCAGAAAGAGGTTGGTGTAAATTAGAATGGGCTAACCCTATAGAAGTTTTCACCCAATATCACGATAGTAAGAAGCTTATTTCATTAGAAAATGAGGGTACTTCCTTACAAGTGACACCTGACCACAGGATGTTAGCTTTTAACCACAGGAGAGAGCACTATGTAACAACACCACAGGAGTTTGGAAAAGCAAGATACTGGTGTAATGCAGGGTATTTACCAAATGATAGACCTATTGACTTAACAGAACCGAACTTTATTAAATTAATTGTTGCTACACAAGCAGATGGTAGTTATACAAAAACTAATATCAGATTTGGTTTTACTAAAGAAAGAAAAATAAAAAGAATGGATGCAATTCTTTCTTCATACCCTAAAACTCAATGGTCAAAAACAATACAAAAAAACATGACAACTTTTAGAATTGTTGGAAACTTATGTCAAAGAATTAAAAGAACACTACCAGAAAAAACTTTTGATTACTCTTTATTAGATTTAGGTTTTACCCAAATTGGTATCTTTATAAATGAATTAAAATACTGGGATAGCCACCAAAATAAATTTAAAAGAAGTTTTACTTATAGTACCAAACAAGAAATAAATGCAGATGTTGTTCAATCACTATGTTCAGTTAATCAGAGAAAATCATATAAAAGATATAATGGAAAGTGTTGGGTGCTGTCTATTAAAGACCATGCAACATCTAGGGGAGAAAACTTAAAAATAAAAGAAGTTGAATTTACAGATAAGGTATCATGTTTATCAGTACCTTCAACTTTTGTATTGGTGAGATATAATGGGAAAACAACAATTACAGGACAAACAATTAACTTCGGAATTGCATATGGGAAAGGAGCTTTCGGATTTAGCAAAGACTTTGGAATCTCTGAGGAAGAAGCACAAGGTATTCTGGACAAATACTTCGGAGCTCTTCCAGGAGTCAAGAAAGCAATTGAAGACTGTGACAGACAAGTCAAAACAAAAGGATTTGTTAGAAGTTTAACAGGAAGGTATAGAAGATTTCAAGCTAAGGAAGTAGATGGGTATAGTTTCTACCCTAAATCATCCTTTAGACAGGCATTTAACTTTCTTATTCAAGGTTATAGTGCTGATATGATTAGGATGGCTATTAATAAAGTTTATAAAGGGCTAAAAAAAGAGTGGGACTGTAAGCTTATTATGACTGTGCATGATGAAGCAGTTTATACAGTTAAAGAAGAGTATGCAAAGGATGCTGCTAAATATATCAAAGAAACATTTGAATCAGCAGTTGAGCTGTGTATACCACTTAAAGCTGATGTTAGTATAGGCAAAACATACTCAGAGGTGAAATAAATGTGGCATATATATAAAGAAACAAAAGAAGTATCAGGAGAAAACGGAATAAAACATATACAGTTTAAGTTTTTTCATGAACAAGTTAAAGCAGACTATGAAAAATCTTTTAAAGAACATGGAGAAGGTATGTCATCAGAATTTTTATTTACATTACCTATACAAGATCTATATGCTTTAGTAATATCATTAAATAAAGCAGATAAACAAGGTTTGTTTAATGAAGTTAAATCATTATGTACAGACCTAGAGGGGAAATAAATGCCATTTAATTGTGATGTATGTGGAGAAGAAGTAAGTTATGAAGAGAAGAGTTTTGAATTAAGAAATGGAGCAGAGATAGTAATTTGTAAAAAATGTTGGAGGAAAGCATAAAATGGAAGAAGATGTTATTAAGTTAGAACAAATGCAACAAGAGAAAGAAGCAATAGCTGCTGAAGCAGAAAGAGCTATCAAATGTATAGCAGAACTTAAAGAGGTCTTAGCTAAATATGAGTACTAGAGAATATATTATATGGTCACCCCCTTATACTCACACCAGTGGTGGTATATCAGTTTTACACTACTTATGTCATTTGCTAAATGAGGGTGGCTATAGTGCTTATATTTCAAGTGCAGGGAATCCCTCTTGGAATGAGAAAGGAATAAGTAGGGTTGATCTTGATAAAAAGATGAAAGAAGGTGCTATTGCTGTCTATCCTGAGATAGTTAAAGGTAATCCGTATAACTCCCAAAGAGTTGTAAGGTGGGTATTATACTTACCAGGGGTTATAGGTGGAGATAAAGAATATGATCCATCCGAAGCAGTGTTTTGTTATGATGCTAGGTTTTGTGATGCTGCTAAATCAGATAGATTGTTTGCAGTAGATATAGATGAATGTACAGAGTTTATTGATAAAGGTAATCCTAGAAAGGGAAACTTATTATGGGTAGGCAAAGGTAGAGATATGAAAAGAAGTGTTGTACAAGTACCAGTTAAAGAGATAACTTATGGAGAACCAAAGACTAGAGCAGAACTAGTTGATTGGTATAATGGTGCAGAGTTATTATATAGTTTTGATAATATGACTAGAGTAATCAATGAAGCTAGATTATGTGGGTGTCCTGTAAGATTATATCCTAGACAAGGAGAAGAACTTAAACTACAACATAGTAAATATGGTATTGCTACTAATGATAATGAAATTCAGTTTGCTAAAGATACAGTACATATGTATAGAGAATATTATTTAGCATGGAGAGAATCGTTAGAAAAACAATTCTTAGATTTTGTTATGTTAACACAAGGTGATGAATTATGGCAAAGGTAACTATTATTACAGCATATTATAATAAAGAAGAATTAACTTTAGAATGGTTAGATAATTTAGATAAAAATACTCCTTTAAATTGTGAAGTAATACTAGTAAACGCAGGAAGTAAACCTATTGAACATGGGTTTATTAGTAAACGTATTGACTTAGACCATAATGAAAGTTTTAGTAATTCAATGAATGCAGGGATTAGAGAAGCAACAGGAGATTATATTATTATAATGGGTAATGATACGTTTCCTCATGATCCTAACTGGGTAGATATTTTAATTAATTGTCAAAAAGAAACTAATGCAATGATAGTAGCACCTGATACAACTAGGCCAGGGTATAAAGCATATAGTCATATGATTAAAGATGGTCAAGAATATCATATGTTACCTGCTATATGTTGGTTATTACCAAAGAGTACTATAGACAAAGTAGGACTGTTTGATGAAAGATTCTTAATAGGATGTTATGAAGATAATGACTATTGTAAAAGAGTACAAAATGAAGAAGGTAAGATTGTATTATGTAATGATGTTATAGTAGAACATAGATTAAGTCAAACAATGAATCAGTTTAATGTAGGAGAAGTAATGCAAACTAATAGACGTAAATTTTATGATAAATGGGGTGAATAATATGAGTAATGAAAAGATTGGATTAGCTGTAATTTCATATAATAGATTAGATTATTTAAAGAAATGTATTAAAGCATTAGATACTAATAACTGGGGTGGAGCTAAGTTAAGGATCATAATTGATGACCATAGTAATACACCAGGATATATGACTTATCTTAAAGAACAAGAAAGAAAAGGTAAGATAGTTATAAGGAATAGAGAAAACTCAGGTGTAGCAGTGTCTAAGAATACTGCGTTAAAAATTATGATGAACCAAGGATGTGAACATCTATTCTTAATGGAAGATGATATACTAATGCAAATAAAAGATACTTGTACAATGTATATTGATTATGCTAAGAAACATAATTTACATCACCTTAACTTTGCATTGCATGGAGAGATGAATAAAGGTAAGAAGTTCTTATATAACCATGAAATAACAGTTTATCCTCAGATAGTAGGTGCATTTAGTTACTACTCAAAGACAGCTATTGAAACAGTAGGACTAATGGATGAGAACTTTAAGAATGCATGGGAACATGTAGAACATACATATAGAATGACATTAGCACAATTAACTACACCCTTCTGGCACTTTGCAGACCACCCTATTAGTGATATACTACTTAAAGAAATACCAGGGTCTATTGATACTAGTTCTATAAGACCTAGACCTGATTGGCAAAAGAATATTCAAGAAGGAAAGATGTACTGGATGGCTAAGCATGGTAGTTGGCTACCTAAGAAAGAAGAAGTAGAATTATATAATATAATAAAAAAAGAAAAATAAAAGTGGATATTTAATCCACATATTTAGAAACGTTCTTGATTTTAGCTTCTCCGTCTTCAACTTCAACAACAAACTCTACTTTGAATTTATCATCTTTATCGTCGTCTTCTACTTTAGCTAGAATCTTAAACTTATACTCATTGTCTTCATAGTCTGATCTGACAACTTCTATGTCTTCTAATTCACTATAGACTTTAATTAAGTCTGCATCATCTTCATCTTTGACTATGTCTTCGTCTTCTAGTTCATCAGCATAATCTTCTTTAATCATGTTGATAGCTAAAAGCAGTGCTTCATCTTCAGCTTTGATTTCTTTAACGACGTCTATTGCATCTTCAAAGATACCTTTATCTTCTAGGTATGCTGTAACAATGTCCATATCAGCATCAGCTTGTTCTAGTTGTTCAAGTAGTTCAACATTAGCTTGTTCTAAAGCCTCATTAACTGGGTTTTCTACTTCAACAGTTTCGATTTCTGTAACAACAGGTCCAGGTACATCAACATATTCTGTTTCTGTAACTGTAACATTCTTTGTTACAATGGTTTCTGTAGGGAATAGTGTTGCACCTGCAAAACCTCCTACTATTAGAGCTACAACCATACAAATGGATGCAACCACTTTACTTACACTTATATTTTTCATCTTACCAACCTCCATTGGTTTATATTCTTCTCTCTAACCTAACAATTCAAAAAAGAAAAGAACATCCTTAAAACTTAATTCCTTGGTTTGTAACTGCTCTCAAAACAATGTTTGCTATACTTAGTCCTGATAGTGTTACTCCGTTCTGTATATCTCCACTTAAAGCTGTGGTAATTCCACCAATAATAGCTAGTAGATTTATCCAGAATGTTTTACTTTTCCAAAAACTTTTTGCATTTCTCATATTATACCTCCATAAAGAACAACTAGTATATAAATCTTTCGGTATATTTAGCTGTTTTTCACTTTCCAAGAATCTTCTTCGTTAAATAAATAGAAGATCTTTGCGATACCATTCTTATCTATCTGGAAAGGTAATCTATCCTTGATAGGAGTGGTATTGATTTGATAAGTAGCATCTATGTTATATAGATAAGTTGCCTTACCATCATAAGACTTAGTACTCCAGTAGAATAAAGTAAAATGATCTAAATCGTCGTCTGGATCTGCAGTATCGACTATTCCACAATAAAGATTATACGAAGGAATACCAGCATATCTAGCTAAGACATATATTAAAGAATTCATACCATCACAATCATCGTTACGTCTTCGTAGTATCTGTGTAGCATAGTACCACTGTTCTCCAATGTCTGATCTATAAGTTATATTCTTTAATACATAATTAAGAATGTTAATTATAGTTTCATCTGGATTTTTTCCTTTTAGTTTATCTGCAATCGATTGTAATGTCTGATTATCTGCTCTTATTTGTTTATTCAAGAACTCTGTAACTTCTTCTGTTATTTTAAAGCGACTATCCAGAAACCATGTGAGATAATAATTAATGAATCCATCTATCTTATTTACTTGATTAAACTGTAGTTCTAATACTTCTTTCCGCATGTCATCCCTTATTATGTCTTTCATTTTAGATCAATTTTAAAGATGTTTGAATGTTTGTAAAAGTTGCAGTCATTGAATCTGTAGGAGCAGTATTTCTAGTTACGTCTGCTTTTGAAAATACTTTAACTTGTACACCATTAGATTTTTCTCCTGCTGATAAAGTATGAATATAACTAAAGCTAGAAGTATGATTCATACTATCAGTTTGATCTCCTATACAGGGTAATGCATGTAATGATACATATGCTAACGAATCTGAATATGAACCTCCTATCTCTTTTGTTTGTATTTTAAATTGACTAGAAGCTATACCATTACCACCAGCACCACAATCCATATCTAACGTGTGTGTTCCTGATACTTGAATAACAAGATAGTCTCTATTATTAACATCGTCTGATGATAATGAAGAAAACTCATAACTAGCTTCTTCACTAGTACTTGCTGATAAAGTAATAGATGTATCATATCCACTACCTGTATATACTGCTACAAATTCTGGTGCTGCTTTAAGAGCATCATCAAAATTTTCATTCAGTTCTGTACTAAAACTAGTATTAACTCCTGGTGCGAATGTGTTTGTTACAGTGGCTGCCATTTATTTTACCTCCGCTTGTATCTTCCCATCTATAATATTTCTAGCTATACAAGGCTTATTTTTAGCAGGGTCTGGATCATGATTCATGTCTATATACCTTGCTTTATGTTTTGTAATTATATCTTTGTTATCTTTGTAGAACTGTTCAGCTTCTGTTTCATCTGCTACATATTTAATTATGATTTCTTTTGGTCGCCATATCTCCCAAACATTAACATCTTCTATTATTTCAACATATTTTTCTCCCATCTTAAACACCTGTTACATTATCTATATCTGCTACTTCAATATTATTAACTTTTGCTGGACTTTCAACACCATTAATTGTGTTTCCCCAGCCACTTGAAAATGGATAAGCTAAGCCATTACCACTATTATATAATGCAGTTACTTCTGTTTGAGTAAGAACTTTAGTCCAATAACCTATTTCATCTATTCTACCATCAACCCAGGAACCACTACCTGCTACGTTACCACCCCAATATAGTGTTCCTGAACCAGCAGGAAAAGCTCTGTTAGCACCTGCAGTTGTAAAATTAATAGTTTGTTCTGTTCCATTCACATATATTTTATAGTTACCTGCTGTACCATTACCTGATCCTGCTATAACAATATGATACCAAGTACCAGTAGATAATGAAGTAGTTGTTGATTTAAAAGTATTGTTACTTCCTGATGCTGCTCCAAAAGCATACCAAATATATCCTCCTGTCACATATACATATTCATTAACTGTAGTACTACCTTTCCACATTATCATTTCATCAGTAGTTGCATCTAAGTTAATCCAAAAGGAATAAGATATTCCAGTACTAACGTGTGCTAAAGAACCTATAGTTACATAATCAGAAGAATTATCATAATCATATGCTCCGTTAATCTTACCACTAGCAGTATAAGTTGCTCCTGTTATAGTTCCATCATTACTACCATGAGCATCTGGAAAAGTGCCATTACTATCAGCTTTCCAGTATGAAACAATGCTGTCTGATATTGCCATATTTAAGCAACCTCAATATAAGTACCGTCTGGATTAAAATATAGTCTTGTAGTTGATATTGCATAACCTGCTATTCTAACTATATCTCCTGTACCTGATGGTGCTGTATCTGTTAATGCAGCAGCAGTAGTGCTTAAATAATATTCACTACCTGCTGTTAAACCTGATGTAGTATATGAACCTTTAATTAAAAAAGTACCTGTAGCATCTGCTGAGATTGTATCTAAACTCATTGCTAACATTCCTTTTGATGTTGCTACAGCATCTGCATCTGTCTTCCAAAACTTACCGTCTGATTTAAGATAACAAACATTACCTGCTACTACACTTTCACCTGCAGTAAGTTCTTCAGTAAAACCTTTTGAATTAATATCTAAGGCACCACCTAACTGTGGAGTAGTATCGTCTACTACATCTCCTAAAGCTCCTATATCACCCAATACTTCTGATGTTGATCTACTTTCAAGCCCACTGGATGTAAACCTTGCATACTCATTATCAGCTACAGACCCTGAATTGATTGCTACAATATTAGTATCTGCTATACCTGTAGTTATACCATGTGTATGGGATGTTGCAGTTACTGCATTACTAGATGCACTTGTTAATGTACCTGGAGTACCCATAGTAACTGAACCACTACCTGTAATAGTAGTAAAGTCTAAACCATTTCCTGCAGCTACAGAAGTTACTGTACCACTACCAGCTACTGCAGCCCATTTCATACCACCTGATTTAGAATCATCAGCAGTAAGAACATAGTCATTAGTAGGTCCTACTTCTACTTTAAAGTTATCTACATCTACCACACTATCAGCTAGTAGTAAAGATGTTGAACCAGTTACTTCTCCTGTATGTGTAGCATTAGTTACTTTAGAATTATTAGTTGCTATATTAGATTCCATAGTATCTAAATTAACTGCTTGTGTTACAGTAATATGTCCAACTTTAGTAGAGGATGTACTATCAAAAGTAACTTTAGATGTGTTAGCTGCTACTGCTGAATTATTTGCTACCTCTGTATCAAAATCACTTACATCAGAAGCTGTTAATGTAGCCCAGGCTGTATCTGTACCATCACTTTGTATTACTTGTCCACTAGTACCTGTTGCTAATCTAGCTGTAGTATTTCCTGAATTTCTAAATATAATGTCTCCTCTTGTAGTCATTGGATCACTAAAACCACTAGCAGCATCTTCCCAACTGACATCTGTTCCATCACTAGTTAATACTTGTCCATTAGTACCTACAGGTAGTCTAGTTGTTATTGAAGAATTCCTATATAATATATCTCCTCTAGTTGTTAGAGGGTCTGGTAAGGCTGCATCTATTACAGTACTCATTGCGTTCCACTCAGTACCATTCATGGACCATCCTACTTGTGTTGCATCATCGTTATAATCTGACATTGTTTATCTCCTCTTTAATTTAAAATGATTGTGTATCTATTACTATGTCTCCACCTGTAAATTCAATTGGTATAGTAATCGGTATTGTTAATTCTCCACTTGAATAGCCACCATTTAGTTTTAATACTGCACTATCTAATTCTCCATATACAGGATGATCTAATATAAAACTATCAGTAGGGTACGTCTTTTTAGTAGCAGTTACGGCTCCTGAAAAGGAAAAAGTCAAACGTATAAAATATTGATCTAATGCTTCCACTACATCAGGACTCATGTTTTGTCGTACTATATCCTGGTCTTTATTTAAAGTACCAAGAATTTCTCCTAATTGACTTGCTGCATCTAATGGCATTATTCTTACCTTATTGGTTGGAGTTCATAAATAAATTCTATATCAAAGTTTGTAGTTTGTAATATTCCTGCGTGTGATACACCACATAATAATGGATCAGATGCATTTGGTATTCCGTCTGCTTGTAGTCCACTACTTTCAATAGGTATTCCTGTAGGAGAGAGTATTACTGCTCCTGAACGAATAGATGAAAAACTTAATATAGTACTACTTCTATTTCCAATAAGTGCTGTTCTAGATAATAATTCTCCAGAGAGTATTGTGTCCGAAGTCTCAACGGATGTAATATCTGTAGTGCCTATACTTAAATACCCTGGTATATTGAAAGTTTCTCCATTAAGTCCTTTTGAAACTTCAAGTAAAAATGAGTCAGTAATTGTCATGTTTATTCACTCCCTATATCTTCTTCTAAACTAAATGTATCAACATCAGTTGCATATTGTATATTTGCTACCCTTAGTTTTTTTATTGTATCACTACTGTTTGGTATATTACACTCAATGAGTTCTCCCAGTTTCCAGTTTGTTACACCTGCAGCAAACCCTATATCTATTTTAAGCTTTCCTGCGTCTCTAGATTCTGCAAACTTTTGTCCTAAATCATATAGTCGTTTTGTTACCTCAGTACGAATAAGTTCTGTGTATGCTTTCTTATTTTGAGATTCTGATCCTTTATTTATGCTCACTGGGTTGCCTTTTGTTACATTAATACTATAATTAGTTGTGGTATAATTATAATTTGATTTCCACTTAGTTGTATAAGCATCTAGAGTAATATTAGGATAAGATATGGTAGTTTGTTCTGGACCATAATCTCTAGTTATATCTTGATTAACTAATTCTTTTGCTCCATTAATATCTGAAACTAAAAAGTAATATTTAATACCATGCTTTTGAACACTTGTCCAAGAGATATATCTTGTTTGTATTTGTTTATTAGCAGGATCTAATCCTCCCTTTAAAATTATAAAGTTTTTAACCTGAGAGATATCTCTACTATCAACATAAGTTTTGAAATTACTTGTGTTATAATTAAAAGAGTGCTGTTTAGTTAATAACTCTGGTCTCCATATTAGTCTATTTTGATGATCGATATACCAAAAGTAATTTCCATCATTTGTTCTACTATCTACACTATATTTTTCTATTAAATCTTTTACGGTCTTATTAAACCATCTTTCTGATACAGTTGGAAATGAATCTCCATTCTGTTTTAGTAGAGGATTATCTGGATGCCATACTACTTGGAAGTTTGTGTTCTTTTCTCCTGCATTACTTAATGCTAGTTTTATTGCTTCTGGTATGGTCAAACCATCTACATCTGCAAAAGCTATTGCAGAAGTGACTGCTTCACTATAATTAAATCCTTTTAAATGAACATTATTTTTTTGATATGTAATGCTGTTAGGTAAATCCTTAGTTGTACCTATCATTAATAAATTATTTGTAGTAACTAATGCTGTATTGGATGATCTATATATTGATATTTTATCACCAATATTAAAATAGTTGTCATAGTAATTGTGTATATTAGTTATTTTAAAATCAAATGAATCTTTTGTTGTACCTAGACCAATATCTAAAATTATATCACGAGGTGTAGGTAATACTTCTGTTGAATCATTATCCCAAGCACCATTAACAAAGGGTGTCCTTTCAATCTTCCAAGTCACATAGCTCATTTTGTTTCCACAAAAGTTAAATTAAGTATTGGTAATTTTCCATCCTTACTGTCTATTGCACTAATAGGTAATGAGAAAGTGTCTAAGATAACTTTTATACCTGTAGTTTCTTGTGATAAGTTTGGTAAAACTAATCCATTACCATATGTAATTGTTAATAGATTATAATTACTTCCTGAATATTTCTCTTTATACATAGTAAGTACATCATTATAGGTTAATGTATTTAGTGCATTAGTTAGGTGTACTCCAGAGATATTATATTTTAAATTTTCAAATGTATTAGTTTGTACTTCTGATAAGTCTAATCCAAGAGCATCAGGTGTATAAACATTATTACATTTACCTTGAACCATTACTTGTCCACTTAAAATTTTAACAGGTGTTCCTTCATTTATACTTGTACTCTGTAAATATAAGCTTGTCATTAGTTATTCCCCACATATGATTGAATTATAGGACTATACATATTATCTGTATTTTGTTGATAAGGGTCTGCAGCAGTATAATAATTATCTCCATAGTTATTATATGTTGTTGCTGTGGTAGATGTTGCTGTAGGTTTTCCTAAATTATTAGCAGTATCAATAATATTAGATAATGCTAAATCAAATTCTTTTCCTTTTTGTATAGATGCTGCTAGTCCTTGAGTAAAATCGTCTATAAACATTTTAGCATAGTTATTTTGGTCAAAAGTTAATCCTCTTGCATATTCATCTACTCTTTTATGCATTCCAGATGTATCAATTTTCATTAGCTCCATTAAAGGTTTAAATCCAGGAAGATGTCCTAAAGCCCAGATAATACCATCAACAATACCAGATACAACAGCTATCTTTAATGCATACTGTATAGTATCTCCAATAATTTTAGCTGTAGTTCGAAAAATAGCTGCAATGAATGCACCCACTATTCCAAATACTGTAAAAATTGATGTAAAAAATACTCCTTGGTCTATTAATTCTAATGCTACACCAATTGCTATTAATGCTCCACCACCTTTAGCTCCTTTTAGAACTTTAATTCCACCAATTAGTAATGCAGCCGAAGATAATGCGTTTATCATTCCTGAAAATACTTTACCTTCTTTAAAATCTTTAAAAGCATCCACTGCTTGAACTAATCCATAGCCTATTGAAATAAAACCTATTCCTTTTTTGATTACTTCTCCTGTTCTAGCCCAATTCATGCCCTCAATTTTTCCTTGTTCCCCAAGAGCTACTATTCCTAATTTACCAAATAGATCAATAAAACCATTAACTGCTAAGGCTGCTGCACCACCTATAGCAAAAACAGTACCTATTACTGTTCCTACAGCAACTATTCCAGCAAATAATTTTTCATTCCTCATTATCCAATCTGTAATCATATCTATAATTGGGATAATATAAAATAATAAAGGTTCTAAGGCTGCTCCTGCAACAAACTGTAAATACTTTATACTGCCACCTAGCATATCAAACTGAGTAACGGTACCTTCTACTGAATGCATAACATCATTAAATGTCTTTTGTGAATTTCTCCAAATACTAGAAAAAGCTCTTTGTAATGCCATACCAAAGAACATTATTGACATAGCCCATCCTTGAAACGCCCTAGTACCTTGTTTCATTGACATACCCATTGTATTAACAGACTCTCCAGTTTTCTTTATAGAAGAATTTATTAACATATTAGCCTTGCCTACTGTAGTACTTGCCGATTTCATAACTGCATTAATTCTAGCTTTGGTTTTCTTCATATCAGCCATGAATGTACCATTTACTAACTCCATATCAATTAGAATATCTGCTGTCATTATCGTCTCCTCGCATTCTTTTTAATTTCGGCTTCTTCTTTTTCTCTAACATAGTTGAATGTTTTTAAAATAGACATAATATAAGGTATTGGTAATTTATTAAATTCTTCTAAAGTTACACCTTTTTCCCAAAAGACATAATATACTATCTCTATATGAGAAGGTATATTTGACTTATCAACTAAACAGTCTAAGTCTAGCTTCATTTCTTAGTTATCACGTCTGTTTGCATATTTACTTGCATTAAAGGTTCAAAGAGTTGTAATAGGTTTTGTGATACAAACTCTTCAAGTTTTTCTACATTTTCGTTAGGATAACTTTTTTTAAATGTCTCTAATAACAATTCATGTAATTTTGTTATTGAGTCTTCGTCTAGTAGTTTAAATGCTGCTGAACTAGTCTTATCTTTTTCATCCATATTTTCAAATTTGTTTATAATTGCATATAATTTAGGTAAGAATCTACCACTTAGTGGTCTAAGTTTATATGTTAATTCTCCTACTTTTACTTCTTTTGTATATATTTCGAACATCTCGGACATGTCTATTCACCTTCTTTTATTTTTATCAATTCATCCAACTTAAGTATGTTTTTATGTGCTAATCTGTGACAATTAGGGCATAAACAAATTAAGTTATCTTCTTTGTTCTGTCCCCCTATTCCAAGAGGGATAATATGGTGAAGATCTACTGTAGATTGATTCCAACCACAAACTTCACAATATTTAATTTCTCTTTTATACTGATTTAATTTAGCATGAAAACCTTTTCTCAAATTAGGTTTAATTTTTTGTAGTATATTTCCTTTTCTTGTTTTTAGACCTAAAGTAGCTATTCTCTTATTCACGTAGGAATGACTTAAACCAGTCAGTTCAGCTATTTTCTTCTGAGTGTATACTTTCCTAGTATAATAATGTATAATTAAATCATCTGTTAATACTTCTTTACATCTTTTAGCTTTGTCTGCATTAGACTTAAGTAGATTCTTAGTACCTTGATTAATTTCAAAACACCCCTTCGTCTTCTTCTTTATTTTCTTTCTTTACTGGTTCTTTTAGTTTTTCTTCTAAGCTTAGGACTCTATCTTCTAGAGTTTTCATATGTTCCCAAACAGCTTCAAACTTAGCATCACCGTCTGCTATTTCTAATAATCTTTTAAGTCCTAGAGTATAATTATCATCACTCTCAAACTTACAGAACTCTTTAAATGCTTTATGTACTATTTCATTTTCTTTAGTATCAGTAGCTTTTATACTAAATCGTATAAATCCTGATGCTAAGTCTTTCAATCCTTTATGTACGTCTGTACCCACTTCTGTCATGTTCATTTCACCTGTTTATAATAAATAAAAAATAAAAGGGTATTAACCCAATTAATTGTTGTCTAGTTCTGTCCAGTCTGGCATACTAGCTAATGCTGTTCCCAAAGTCATAAAGTTAGAAACACCTGAACTATTAGTTGGAGAGAATTTTAGTGTCATGTTAGCTGTCTGATTATCATCAGCATTATGTTCTAAGTCTAATACTGTTACATTACAATTATTAAATCCCCATGATTTATTACCTGCTACAGCATCTACTGCTGAAATAAATACTGCTTTATCAGTTTTTTGTGTTGATGTTGCAGAAGCCATTGTGTATACTCCTGTAGCTACATCACTTGAATAAGCCATTGCTGACCACCTGTCTGCTGATTCTAATGATGGTACTATTTCAAACTCTACTTCTACTTGACTGATAGGTTTTTCTTTATCAACGAATCCACCAAATACTGGGTCTGATTCTACATCTTCGTCTCCACCTGATTTACTATAAGATTTAATCTCACCAGTAATCAAGTCTGAACTTGCTAGTGATGAAGCATTTGTATCTGCATCTGCTATATATATTGAAACCTTTTTTCTACTTATTGCTGTCATTTTTACCTCAAATTGATATTTTTAAATGTGCCTTGTGCAACTCCTTTCTTTATACTGTTCAAATAAACTTTGGTAGTTCTCATAAACCTTGGGTCACCAGTTCGTATATGTTTTGTTCCTGCCTTTCCAAATGGATTATCACTTTGAAATATTCCATTAGTTTCTGCCATCCATTTTACTAAATTAAATTGACTTCCATACTTTCCTGGTCCAAGGATTCTATGCGTTCCACCTTTAGTAGGATTTTGTGCTTGAATTTGATACCTGATTCCTTGATTAGTTCTTAGTTTTTGTAATCTTATTAATGATGCTGTTCTTCCTGAATCTTTAGGTGCTAACTGTCTTGCTTTATTTTTTCCTAGTTTTCCTAATTCATGTAATGCTTTATCTGAACCTTTAGCAATTAATCTTTTTACTCGTGCTAAGTGTCTTTTCATACCACTTGTATCTACTGTTACATATGCCATTATTCTCTATCATAGGAAAAGGTTATTGATTTTAAATGATACTTATTTTCTCCTGAGACATCAAAAGCTACATCACTTGTTATACCTACTAATTCAATACCAGCTATTTCATTTGTCTTAAGTGTATCTTCTACCTGGTCAGCCATTTGGTCTATACCTAAAGAGTTTTTATAATAACAATCTACCATTATATCAATAAACTTTCTACCTTGATTACCTCCAAACTTCCATTCACCTTCTGACATATTTATAGGGTGTATAATGATCTGAGGTCTTGTTGGTATCTTATCATTATAGGCTGCATTAATTGCTGCTGCAGTTGTTGCACTTGTAGAAGAGTTAGTTACATATGGTGCTGCTGCTACTATCTTACTTCTAACTTCTGTCCATACACTAGAATTTATTGTACTGTCTGTTATAGCCATGATAATAAGTGCCTAAGCAAAGATGGGTCTATACCCTTAAGATTGGTCCTTGACCATACGAATGATTGTAACTACATTGTCAGGAAGATAATTAGGATTAATATCCTTAACATCATAAGTATCTCCTTCCATAATAATCTTATCTCCTACGTTAACAGTGACTGTATAAGGAACAGCAGCATCAGTTTCACCTTCTTGTATATCACCAAAAGGTTCATATGCTTGTCTGTCTGCTATGAGGTTGTAAGGAATTAAGGTAATGGAGGTATTTGTAAAAGTTTGAGATTCTTCTTCCCCTCTAGTATTATATACTGGTGTGGATTTACTTTTAAGGGTAACCGTTTTACCTATTACACCAAAGAGTTCAGACTGTAAATCACTCCGTATTTCGTCTTGTATTGCGATTTTCTTTCACCTCAGTATGAATCATACCTATATATTCCAAATCCTTTTGAAAGATCATCTTCTAACTTACTAATATCAGTTTGTAACATTTTATATTGATTGATACCTAAGTTAGATGATTTAACAATGCTAATACTTCCTACACTAACTGATTTTCCAGTATTGTTTTCATTAAGGTTTTGTTCCATAATAGAATCTATTACACGTTTTGCTACCAATTTAGTTGATAACATTTGTACTGTCTTAGGAGTAGTAGCATAACCTGCTGTGTATGTTATCTCAAACATCTTAGGACCAGATTTAGGTTGAAAGTTTTGTGTTAAGATTAATACTTCTCCTGCATCTGTATAAACTGCATAATCTGTATCTTCGGTAGCAGTATTAGTTAATCCATATCCTGTACTACCTAATTTACTAGTACTATACAAAAAGGATGTTACTGATACTATTGGTGCATGTTTAAGTTGAATTCTATCGTCTCCAGTATAATCCATAGTAGATGTATAAGAAGTTACACCAAAAGATCTTCCATAATCATTATCAATCTTAGCATCTGCTTCGCCTATCCATCTATTAACATCATCTTCTGATGGTATAGTTGTATTACTAAATGATGTAGTAGTATGTAACTCTGATGCTACAAAATCTGTATTTGTGTATGCCATTATACGCTACCTCCCAAGTCAGGATTAATTATTATATCCATATACCCTTCTGCAGGATAGGTCTGATATACATCTGAACCCCAATTTACTTCAAATTCTGCCTGATATGAACCTGATGTATCTGTATCTCCTGTTGTCCAAGTATATGATACCGTTCCATCAGTAGCAGTTATTATTGCTGCTGAACTATCTACTTTAGCTGTAGAGCTTGAAGGACTCTTCATTATAAATTTAATTCCAGTTGATGTAGATAAATCTATTGCATCACCACTTGCATCTGTTAAAGTGGCAGTTACTATTGGTTTTAAATCATCTTTCTTTAATACTAATCTAGCCATTATAATCACCTATATTGTTAATGTTTTATTTCCTCCTTTAAGAGTCAATGTTTTATTTTTGTCAGATAAAGTTATTGATTTATCTCCACCTTTTAATGTTACTCCGTTACTTCCATTCTTTAATATTGATATAACTTCACCATTCTTTAAGGTGAGCATCTTTTCAATAACAACTACGGGTAAGGTAATAGTTACTGTTGGAATTGAAAAGGATGAAGTAAGAGGATTGACTGTTATTGCTGGATTACCTTCAGTACTTATTGTTGGTGAAGGTATACTAAATGTACCTACTGATACACTTGGATTTATAGTAACAGGACCTGTGGATGATATAGTTGGAGTAGGTATACTGAATGTAGTTGTAATTTGTGTTGGAGTATTTACAACCCCTATGCCTTCAGTTATTACTGCAGCATTAGTATTAAATGTTGATGTTAAGTTACTAGGTGTTTCAACACTTGTACCTGATATAGTAGGACTGTTAATATTAAATGTTGATTGTAATATACTTGGTTCAATCGAAATATTACCTTCTGTGGTAATGGTTGGAGTAGGTATACTTACTGTTGTAGCTAATACATCTGGTTCAATAACTGTAGTTCCTACAATAGATACCGTAACTTCTGGTATACTAAATGATGAGGTAACAGGATCTTCTGTTGTTAAACTATCTCCTGTTAAGGTTATACTGTTTGTATTAAATGTGACTGACTGAGTAGTAGGTTCAACTGAAACACCTACTCCTTCTGTGATACTTGAACTAGGTGTACTAAATGTTGCTGATTGAACATTGATTGCATTAGATACATTTTCAATAGCAGATACTGTTGCTTCTGGTAATGTAAAGGATGCTGTTAATGATGTTGGTGATACTATTACACCACCCTCTGCAGTAATCGTAGCTTCTGGGACACTAAAGGTAACTGTTTGAGTTGAAGCAGTAGTACTTCCATCCCCTGTTACTGTTCTTGATGGTGTACTAAAAGTTAATGTTAATTCATCAGGAGCGTCTGTAAGACCTGTTCCTTGAATTAATGATACTGATGGTGTACTAAAAGATAATACTTGCTCATCAGCTGTACTAGTTATATTCTGTATAGCACTAATAGTAGCTAAGGGTATTGTAAATGATGATGTTAATACTGCAGGTTCTTGTGTAGTATTTTCAATAGCAGTAATAGTTTGTTCTGGTAGACTAAATGATAATACTTGTTCATCTGGAGTAACAGATACATTTTCTGTAACGGTAATAGTAACACTTGGAATAGTAAATGATACAGTTTGAACCCCTGGAAATATGGACCTACTTACTGTTTCATTAATTCCAAAGATACTTGATTCTGCCATTGTTTACTCCAAGTTAAATCTATATCCACCTGAATCAGCTGTTATCACTGAAGAGTTAATCCACCTCTCACACCATATTAATACTTGTTCATCTGCATCTACTGGGTTCTTAAATTCTTGATATGTTGTACTTAAGTTTATACCGTTAGATCCATAAGCAGTATGATAACATCTATCTGTTTTATTTTCATTAACTTCTGTAATCTTCATACTTAAGTTACCTGAACTTGTTCCTGTATTTGTAATATTAATAAGACATTGGCTTCCTGTTTGTCCTGTAGCATTTACTACTTGTGGGTCAGCAAATGTAGGAGGATCATTATCTAATATAATATGGTCATAATCTATACTTGTAATACCATTACAATATCCTGCAGACATAGAAATAGCTGAATTATAATTAATAGCTTCTGTTTGTGTATGATTCATAACAACACCATTATATGTTGCATTTAAGAACAAATCAACTAATCCTGTTCCACTTGGTACTGTTACATTAATTTGCCAAAAAGAACCATCAAAACCAAACTCAGCTTCAGTTCCTTGTGTACATCCTGCGTCTGAACAATTTGTATCACATTCATCTAATGAACAGGAAGAACAAGAACCAGCTTCAACTGCATTACAAGTTTCTCCTATTATATCAAAACTTAAATCATCATTATCATGATAATTAGATACTGCACAACTATTATCAGCACCATAATAATCAGCTATACATCTTGCATAATATGTTCCAGTTGCAGAAGTATCCGTAATGGTAACACTAACATTTTCATCTGCTGAATTAGCACAATTATCTGAAATTAACTGTTCCCATGTAGTATTTGGGTATCTTACCCATAATTCATATTCAGTACTACCTGAATAACATCCAATATAACAAGATAATTTTACATCATCATTTACTACTGCTGTCGTAATATTAAGATAAGAATTATCTACATAACCATATCCTGAGTAAGTCCCCCAGGAATCACAATCATCTATCGTATTATCTCCATCATCTGGAGTAGCTGAACAATCACTGCTCCAATAAGTATCACAATCTATTGCAGTATAATCTGGAGAAGCAACTCCCCAACTACATTGACTACAATTATTACAGGTTGATTCTACAGAATAACCTGAACAATCTAGTGTTCCAGAACAAACATTATTTGATAATATACTAGCTAATGAACTATCTATAGTAACGTTATCTATAGTTACACCAGAAGTAACATTAACATCATTATAAATTACACTAAAATTTATTGATATATCATCATCTGTAGCAACATCTAAAGATGACGCTGTAGTAGGACCAACAATATAAAGAGTATAATTCTCTGAAAAGAATATTGAATAATTATTAAACCATACATTATTAGCATCTTCATAAATATAATTAACAACATCAGTCATCCCAGCAAATGATGGATAATATTGATCTGCTAATCTAGGACTACCTGCAGTAGCTGTCATTTCTGTTCTAGCATCAAATGTAACCCCATCAGTTGAGTTACTTCTATAAACTTCTCCAGAATCTGTCTGTTGTTCACCATATAGTATTTGTATATTATTATTTAGATTTACTCCTAATGATGCAGAGAAACTTGCACTACTATCAACTGTGGTACATGACCAAGTAGTAGGTGTATCTACAGTTGAATTACATAATATTAAATCCGCATCAACAACAAAGTTAATAAATATTTTTTCTATATTATCTATTACTTCTATTTGCATAGAAATTTCGTTTCCAGTTGTATATGTTCCACCATCATATACTTCTATTCTATTACTATCTCCCCATCCAGTATCACTAGTCCATATATCTAAATCATCTTGGTCAGAACCAATACCAGCTATCCATATTACACCATTACTATCTACAACAATATCAGCTTGGTCGGTATCATCTCCTGTGTTTGTATTTATATCTATTAATGTAGTAAAGTCAGTTTCATTAATATAATATAAAATATCATTATAATCATCTCTTAGAACACAATGCATAAAATCATTTTTATCTACTACACAGAATGGTTCTGCATAGTTTTCATAAAAACCTCCTGATTGTACAGTTTGTACACTACCCCAATTATCTCCACCATCTGTACTATTAATTATATATATCTTATATAAATAAGAAGAAGCAATAAATAAATTATCGTTTTCTCTACAAACTATATTTGTATCTCTATAACCAACTGTTGAAAGTTCTGTTAAATCCCATGTAGCACCACCATCAGCACTGTTTCCATACCATAGATCTTGACCACTATCAACATAAACTATGTTTAAATTTCCGTCTTCACTCATACATATTTTTTCTGCTCCACCATATAATGTATTTGCAGTACCACCACTACTAACAACTTGTGTGGAACTTTCTCCTATAGATAACCTAAATTCTTTTGTTCCGTCTGGTACAGTGAAATATATACCTTTAGAAATATCTTTTTTTGTTAACTTCTCTTTAAGAATTGTAAGCTTTCCACTTACATTTAATATTACTTTAAATTTATAATCTAATTTATTAACTTTGGTTTCATTATATATAGAAGCAAATAAAATGAAATCAGTATTAGATAATTGTTCTATTTCAACTGATAATTCATCTTGTTTAATAACTGTCGTTTCAAACGTAATTCCACCTACTGCAATAAACCCTGGTATATGTTTATTCTTCATCTTAAGATATTCAGCTTCTTGAAAAGTTTCTTTAATCTTTTTTTTATCCTGTTTATCCCAATCAGTTTTAGATATATCAGTTAAATTTTGAACATAGTTTTCTTTGAGAATAATACTATTAAAATCTGTACTTCCAGTATTTCCTGGAGGATTATCTGGATGTAAGATGTCTGTATAAGATACAGCACCTAGACATACCAGTAATACTGCTACAAGAATCCCTAATATACTCTTCCATTCCATGATTATCCTAAGTTAAGTATACCTTCTGAGTTCCATTCAATAGTAAAATCTCCTGCTGTAGAAGTTTTATCACTACCAAAATCAATGTATGCAATCAATGCACTAGTTGATGGTGTACCAGTATCTTCGTAAAGAACAGCACCTCTTGCTGTGATAGTTGAAGAACTCCATGTTACATTTGCTGCATCAAATACACCTTCATTATCAGTATTATCTGCAGTAACTGCTTTACTTGCTAAAGCTGCTCCTTCTTGTACATAACCAGTACCTACTACTTCGTTAGTAATGTCATCAAAGAATTCATGAGCGTCTTGATCTGGTGTATAAGATGATGTTACTAATGCTACTCTGATTACATCATTTTCCAAATCTATTGTTCCATTCATTATGTTTTTTTTAAATGCGTTATATATTACGTCTGCCATTTTATTTTATCCTCCTGCTACTATTGTAAAAATTGTCATTGCCATTCCAGCCAATAAACTAATCAATGTGCCTAATGCTACTTTCTCTACCCATTTCCCTGCAAACTTGGTGTTTAGCTTATCTAGTTTTTGAAATACTTTATCAAAATCTTCTCGTTGTTCATGAACATGATTATCTATTTTACTATCTATGTCCCTTGTTCTTGTTTCGATTGTTGCCATTCTTTCACCCATGTTTTTTGTCATTGTAGTCCTTTTATTTCTATATTCATAGCATAAAGCATAATAGTCTATCAACTAAGTGTAAAGAATTAATAAAACTATTAATATGTTGGTTAAGAAAAGATTTTATAGTAGACTGAGTGTATACTACTCCCTCTACAAATTTGTTTGATTCTAAGTCTTCGTAAGCTGTCATTTTTATGAATTATCATCGAAATACTGCTTTCTCTGGTCTATTACATTCCCGTCTAAACCTTCTGATGATAGAAATAATTTCCAAGCATCTCCTTGTTTCTTAGCTGAATTAAGTACTACTGGATCTATACTTTTAGATATAAATAAATCTCTCCACATATCTTGTACATTACCACTAGTTTTGCTAAGTTCACTTAATAGAAAGTCTCTTTCTAAGTCAACAATATTTCCAGAGGTGACACTAAGTTGATTAAGATAAAAGTTCCGTTCCGCATCTCGATATCCTGTCATTTTGAATCCTCTATTTTAATAAAATAAAAAAAAAGAAAAAAAGTGTTATGCTTATGCATAACTTAGTATGGAACAAATTGCGTTTGGATGTAATACTTGGAATTCATACTCTTCATGAGCTACGATGTCCCAATATCTTCCTCTTGCATGATATTCTTTCTCAATCATAGGATCTCTCTTGATTGCATATCCGAAAGCTTTCTCACCTGTTCCTGTTTCAGCAATTACTAAAGCATAAGCTCTATTAGCTGTAGTTGTTACGCTATGTGAAGCAAATACCATTAGTCCGAAAAGTTCTCCAATTAGACCTTTTTGGATAGCATCTCTTGTTCCAAACTCATTAGCTTTGTTTATTGTACCTAGGTTCAATAATTGTTGCTTTTGTGAATGGTTTATGATAAGATACTTATTTCCTGTATAGTAGTCTTCTTCATTAGCCTTAATTGCGTTTGTAATAGCTGCATAATTAAGTGTGTCAGTTGAAGCAATATCAGTTGCTACAGATACACTGTTTACAACAACAGAATTACCTACTCCTGCTAGAGCAGTTGAATAAGCCAAGTTGTCCTTTCTAAGTGCTAGTGAATAACCAAGTTTTTTGACCATTCTATCAGCTACATTAAAGAAACCTCTTACTGCTTCTTTTCTTGTTAATTGATAAGCTGCACCTTGTTCTGTAGGTGTGAAGGTAACATTTCTAGTTGTGAAAGCACTGATTGTTACATCAATTGTTTCTGTTAAAGCTGATGCTGCACTAGGTGCTTCATCAATTGTTACAGTGTTATCTACACCAGGCATTCTAAAATCAAATGCTTCTGCTAGAGGAGTTATGATTAAGTTTTGTTCCTCATACTCTCTAAGTCTCCTGTCCCAAATATTTGGATTTACTGCTGTAGCTTCTGAATTATTGTCAGCAGTGAAAGCGTTTGTTGCAATTGCTTTCTTAATATATTCTCTTTTGTTCATTTTTATCTCCTAAATTTATAATCCTTGTCTAAGCATATGTTCGTATTCTTCTCCAAAGAATGCTCTTGCAGATTTTTCTTCGATGTCATCCACCGTTTCATCAGACATTCTGTCTACATCAATGTTAGATCCTTCATCTTTAAAAGGATCGTCTCTCTTTATAGAAGCCTTACTACTGATTATATCATCAACCCTTGCTTGAATTTTATCAAGCCTATCAGCTGCTTCTTTTTCTTGTTTCTCTTTTTCAGCTTTTAATGTAGCAATTTGTTTATCTTGCTCTTCTAGCTTTTGTTTTGTCTCTAACTCTTTCATGAGTTCTTCTTTTGTCTGTTTTTTTGCTTCTTCAATCTGTTGTTGCATCTCTTTGGAGATTAACTTAGACTTTGCATCTGCTATATCTTGTTCAATAGCTGCCTTATCTTCTGGAGACATCTCGTTTGACTTCTCCTCTGTTTCTTCACTCACTTGAATCACCATCATTTAATTCTTTTAGTTTATTAGTAGCACTGTCAAGTTGTTCTTGTAATGCTTCTAATTCTTTATCAGTTTGTTTTAACCAACCTTCATATCGTGCTTGTTCTTGTTCAAAAGACCATGCATGTTTTTGTTTCATTAATTCCCAGTATCTAGGGTTAAGTTCAAAAGCCATTTTAGGTTCTGCACCTGTGTGAAAACCTTCTTGCTGGATTTCAAATACTTCTTTATCAACAGCCCACTGTTCTACTACTCTCTTTTTATTTTTTCTATTATCTTCTATTCTTTCAGTAAACTGTTTAACTTCTTTTTCTAGTGATTTCTTTTGCTCTTCCACAATAACTTCTCCTAAGTTATCATCAATACCAACATCACTTTTTACTTTATCATCTTTTTTGACTTCTTCTTGTCCCATTTCATTCACCTCATCTATCTTTCACATCTAACCAATCACTGTTCTTGTGGTCACAGATAACATCTGTATCTACAAAAGCAGGAATGTTCCCCCTAAACAAATCATTAAAAAAATATATATCACTATGACCTTTAAACCTTGGATCATAGTTGAACCTAATTTTTTTGAAAACATCTTTATGTATTAATGCACAACCAAACCCACCAGCAGCAACCCTTTTAATTCCTTGGTTTCTATATTCAGGAAATTCTTCTGGACTTAATAATCTTGTTCCAAAGGCTTTTAGTGTCTCACTCCATTGTGGTAATGTTATGCATGGAATTAATCCTTTGAATTGTTTTTGTCCTATGAAATATAATCCAGTGATTACATTTTTTCCACTTGACATTAACTTTTGTATTATGTTTGTCGGAGGAAATATATCACTTTCCAAGGAAAATAAATAATCGTAACCTTCTTTAATCGCCATATCCCTGGCAAAATTCTGTGACCTAGCAAGTGCTTCCCTGGAATTATTACCTCGTTCAACTCGGTATACTTCAAGGTCTAGTTTTTTTAATCTTTGATAATACTTTCCACCATCATCTGTATTATCAATATAGATATGCCTTTTATTAGGATATGTTAGTTTGTTTGAAGATTCAATAAAATCTTTCAGACAATAATCCTTTTGGTCATATGTAATTGTAAATATTAATACTTTCGGTAAGCTCATACTGCAACCCCTAATCTAGGGTTAGCTGCTTGTTCATTTATCATAAATGAGAATCCATCAAGCCTACCTTCTGTTGCTACATTATTTATTGAATCACTAATGTATGCTTCTAAGGATACTCCTGCTTTCTCAATTATTTTTCTATATCTCTTATCAATAAGAGCTTTCACCCATAGCTTTCCCTTTTCAAATACTGCTTTAATTGTTTTAGCTACTCCTTGTTTATTTCGTAACCTTTGACCTATTTCATCTGATGACCCTGATGTCTGTACGATATTATCGTACTCTTTATGATCGAAATCACCAACAATAACGTTTCCTGCATTAATATCATCTGCCCATTTTTGTAATAACTCTGCAGTGAAACTTTCTCCATCACCATCAGGCAATGTATCTGCTAATGTAAAACTTACATATTCTTCTCCATCAGCTGATTTCTTAATAAATTTTCCTTCTGTATCTAAATCGAATTTAATAACTCTTGTTTTTAATGATTTAGCAACTTGTTTTGGTTTACTAGCTTCTCTAAGTAACATTTTATTAGCTACTATGAAAGCCATCTCTTCACCTTCTTTCTTGAATACTGTATTAAATACATTAACCCATTTACTACGTAAAGCTGTTGATAACTTCTTCACATTCTTTGGTAATGATGAATCATTAGGTCCTGAGTATGGCATTATAGTTACACCTTCTTTAATTGATCTTCTCTAGTTTTAGGTTCGCCTTTATCTGCATCAGCTTTCTTAAGCCTGCTAGGCATAGTATCTATATCTTTTTTAATTCCTGGTTGTTCTACATCAGGAGTCATTGATTGTGTAGCTTTAGCCATCTTCATTGCTTCTTTCACTGGGTCTGCAAATAAAGTATCTGTATCCCAAAACATTCCAACATCTGATAAGTATTCTTTGATTGCTTGTTCTGTCATACCAATGTTTTTCATGGTATTAACATTTTCCATTATCTGTTTAATTTCAAATCTATTGTTAGGTCCGAATTTTAGTAATTGATTACCTTTAAACATTCTTGGGAATAACTCAAAATTAATTGTATCTTCAAACGTTTTCTTCCATGATGTTACTGTAGCTGCAATGTTATTATTTTGTGCATCAGCATTACTTCTTCCAGAAGCATCAGGTATACCTGCATCAATTGGTGGTACTCTAAGTAAAATTAATGTTTGTGAATCATAATATTTGAATAGTTCAACAAGAGATTCAGTTTCTTTCATATCTCTAAGAACTTTAGTTTCCATTTCTCCTTTAGCTAAGAAAGGAGCAGTATAGTTATCATCATGTTTCTTGTTATAAACAATAAAATCATTAATATCTTGTTCCCCTGCTTGTTTAAAGTTGTAGATAAGTCTATACTGTCCTGTTTTCCATAACCATGCTACATATCTTTTAACATAGTCTTTAGCCAATAAGTTTTCCCATAATGCTCTTAAATCAACAGGAGCATAACCAATAGACCTATCACCTAGTTTCATCCATACAATATCATTAGCACTCCAGTAAGTATACACGCCTGTTTCATGGTTAGGTGTTCTTGTTTTAAATTGTAAAGGATCTCCGTTAGGTTCAGTTATAGGTTCAATATTCATTGAATCTAAAACATTAAGTGCTTTAATACCGCCTTCTGTAGTACGTACTAATTCAATATAAATATTATTAAATAATCTTCCTAATAGGAAAGCTTTCTTCATAATTTGATCTCTAAATCTATACTTTTGATTTAGTCTTAGTTTCTCTTTACTATCAGCTTGTAGTGGTTTATCTAGATTAACTATGTTATAGTCTCCTTCCATACACTTATCTACAAAATGATTAATTGCACCTCTAGCTACTGGGTCATTATTAACCATGTTTATTACTGCTTGGAAACTAAAATCAGGAAAGACTGTAGCTTCTTTAGAATTAGGTGTCCAACCTAGAAGTGGTGCATGACTGTTTGCTTTTTTTATATATTTTTTATTCATCTTAAAAGGAGTGATGGGAGTAGCTTTAACTACTCCCTCCCACAAGGGGAAAGTATCATGATACTACCCCTATATACTGGTGTTATATAGTATATAAGGCTTTATAAAATCTTGCCCTTTTCTGTATATTTGTAAGGCAAAACAGCAGAGTTGTTCCTATAATCCTTCCACCTGACTCTATAAGATCTTAAGTAATCTAAGTTATCTAAGTACCATCTAGTATTGTCTAGTATATCTTGAATCTGTCTATCATATACTTTTATTTCATCTTTTAGACAATAGCCTTGTTCACTAAGATGTTGTGTGTTTGTATGTCTAAATGCTATCTTTATCATCATAATCACTTTCATAAAAAAAATTATATGCTTTCTTATCACTATAGTCATAATAATTTCTAGCTATTTCATCTTTAGGTACATAGAACTTTCTTCTAATCATATATGCCATGCATAGTCACACTCCTGGCATACTCTATTAACATCATCAAAAACTATGTTAGTAGAATCACAAGCAGGACATTTATGTTCCTCTTCTCCACTATCCCAATCAAACATTTTAAACCCTCCTTCTTCAAATACATAGAAGTAACTACTCATTACAAATGAATCTATAAGATCATCTCTATACCCAGGTGCAGCTCTAAGTACTGATTGTCTACTACCTTGTCCAAACTCCATTGCTAACATTTCAGTTTTAAGGTCATCATCTTGATAACTTATAATGTTACCTCTGTTAAGTGCTGACCTAAATGCTCCATACTTAGAAACTTTCTCTGATCTAAAGCTCATCTTTTGTATGGTCCATCCTCTATCTTCCATTTCCATTATAAGATACTGCCCTGCTGGACAATCGTCCACTATAATACGCTGTATATTAAACAGTTCTTTGTACTTAGCAATATCTTCTATTAACGTTTTATCTTTTCCAACTTCATAAGCTTGATGAGCTAACCTTACAACTTGTCCATCTTTATTTAGCTCTGATATAGTAATAACAGTTCTACTTGTTACTTGTCCACCAAAGTCTACACCCATGTCACAAGGACCTTTATAGGCTACTGCTTCTATGTAATCATCTCTGAATACACTATACACTTTATCTGGATCAAAATAAGACTTTTCTCCTTTTACAAATCTACAATAGTATGCTCTTTGTACTTCATCTTGCTTACCATCTTTATCCATCTGGATAACAGTTTTCATTACTGTGTTATAATACTTTTCATTTTCTAATTTGATTGCATCGATAGTAAAGACCATAACATTAGTATCAATGTCAGAATAAATATTATCAGGATCGACCATTCTGTAGAAGAAACCACTACAGACCCAAGGAGTACTAATATAAATACGAATAGCATCAGTACTGTTTCCAGTCGGGTACATATATTCATAAAAGAACTCATCAGTAATTTTATCGGTTTTCCCAGCTTCATCTATAATCACCACCGTAAATGTTTCACCTAATACTTTAGAAGTAGGAGGGTAAGTTTTAATGACACTACCGCTTAATGTTCCTTTAAGAAGATAGTCACCATGTATTTGTTCTTTATATGGTTTTAATGAAATTGTTGAAGTATTGTTAGCTTGACTATCATCTAGTAAGTCTGTAAAGAAATGTTCACCAAAGATTGGTTTATCTTCATCATTTCTATACTTACTTTTCATGAAAGTATCTCCTAGTCTCATGAGTTTCTTCATTTCACTAAGTAATTTCTTAGCTTGTTCATCTGATGCACTGGCAATACCAATAATAGTATTCTTTGCTATAGTGCCTGGATACTTATTAAATATTGCTGCCCAAATAGATATTGCAGCTACTACTGTAGACTTACCTACTTGTCTACTAGTCATACCTAAGAATTCTCTTTGTTTGTTATTCTCTGGATCATTCATTGCATCAATTATACCTTTAGAAAAGTGTACTTGCCATGCATATAATCTAAATCCTAACATCTTTTCACAGAAGACTACGAAGTTAGTACTACATTCTTCTATAAGTCCTTTCTTCTTATCTGGTATTCTATACTCATTCATCTGTTTGATGAATACTTCATCAATATTAATTGTTTGTACTGCCATTGTCTTTATTTATGTAAGGTACATCTTCATTTTCTGCTACTTCACAAGCTTCATCTTTCTCTCTGTCTTGTGTTACTACTACTGGTTTGTTAATCTTGAACCCTACTTGGTATTCTTTCTTAACACAATCAGTACATATTCTTGAAACATTAGTTTGTATTCCTCTAGGTACTTTCATTACTCTTCCACAATGACTACACGTCATGTCTACTTCTACTTCTATTCCCATTTTACCACACCTCTACATCTTTATAATTTTCCATTTGTTTATTATCCTTTAATTGTTTAGTACTAAGACTATCATCAGATGTAGTTATTATCCCTGCAGCTTTATCTTTCTCTGCTTGGACCTTTGCTAGACCATCTGGGTCATATAAGGGACTCTTCTTAAATCGCCAAGGTGCAACCCTTAATGGTAGTCTAGTTAAAACCATCATCTTATAGTCATTACCATCTTTAACAAAGTTCCTCATCCATTCAGTGCTAGTAATGAACATATTACCTTGCTCATCAATGAACTGGATACTCTTTCCATTCTTACTCTTTCTTACTATCGCCATGTTATCCATAGAAAGATACTTAAATATATAACGTCTAATATAAAGAATACAATAGTCCATTGAAGGATAGTGTATAATAACTTATTCAAATCTGTAACTTTGTTTGTTAATACCATTGTTAAAGTATGGACCAAGACAGTAGGGATCTATTTGACAATGCAGGTATAGCATATGCTGTGCCAGGTCCATATACCACTATATGGAAGTACTACTATATAAAGTTTTCTATAGAAAAGAACATGTTTAAAGAGTATGTGTATACTGTAATATAGAGATTATATATTTAGACTGTATGTTCAGTATAGCTTATATATTAGAGGCTTATGTATTTAGAGTGTATGTTCAATATTCATCCATATTTGAAGCTAATGTCCTCGATCTATAAGCCATTACTACTACATAGTGAAATTCATGAAGTTAGTGTATATATTACACTAAGTAAAAGAGATAGTGTATATACTACACTATGTAAGGTAGTGGTGGTATATGTCACCACAGATATAAGTATACTACAAAGAAATAACAAAGAAATAACAAAGAAACAAAGAAATAACATACTTACCAGATATATATCTAATATCTAATATAAGCTTATATTAGCATATATTATATATCTAATATATATATACATATATCTAATATATGTGTCTATATTTAGCTTATATTAGCTTATATAGATATATCTATATATATCTAATATATCTAATATATATCTAATATATATATAATATATATGTATGTGTTATATCTACACTAAGTAGGAGAAAAGTTTATATAGAAGAAAGCCTAGTATATCTCTATTGCTTAAATATAAGCAAATAAGGAGGAACAAACAAAATGACAAAAACAAATGAGAATAAACCAATAATGAGCTTAAGCAACTGTCCAACATGTGGCGATGAAATAAAAGCTCTAGTAAGGTACTATACAGGCTCAACACTAGGAAGATTTACCCTAGAAAAAGCACTGGAAGAAGTCACTAAGAATGATGAGAAAATTAAACAACTCAAGGAGGAATTAACAAAATGAATCAATTAAAAATAATTAAGTTTATGCTTGAATTGTGGAATAGTGAAAAAGAATTTATCCCTGTTGGGATGGATTCAACACTAAAAAAGCAATTAAACAAAAAAGGTTTATGCAATTAAGCATAATCCTTATTTTTTCTTTAAAGGCAAAAATACGGAGGATATAATAAAATGACTGAAAAAACATTAAGATACACAACACTTAAAGGGTTAATAAGTAAACAACAACAATTTAGTTTAAACACTTTCTTAAGTGGTAGAATGCATCATATTAAATTTGGTTGGTGTAAGTTTAAAATGACTGATAAATTAAGGACAGAAATATATAATTTATTTAGTAGTTTTTTAGGAGGCATTAATTTACCTTATCCTAATACTGTAAGTTATGGTATTTTTGACAGCTTGATAATAAGTAAAAGGTTAAGGGTTGAGTATATCGCAGGACAAGATTACCCAGGAGAAATTAGATATTTAAAAAAACTAATAAGAGGTTAAAACAAAATGGAACCAGAAACATTAAAAAACTATTACAATAAAATCAAGTGGGTAGAATGCCCAGACTTTGAAATTAAACCTATTGAGAAGTTTCCAGCGTCACCAGGATACTTATTAATAGAGCTTATTAAAAGGTATAAGATACCATTTAAGGCCTTAGGCTATCATCATAATATAGTGGGCATTAGAACAAAAAAACAGGCTATGTTATGGCGTGATACTGGCATCGGTGCAACCTTTTTAGGTCTTATTAATTTAGATAATAACACCATAGAAATAAAAGAAGACACAGAGAAACCACAACAAGATAAACCTTTTAATTCTTTTAAGGAATTATCAGCAGAAATAAAGAAAAGGGATTATAATAATATCTTAGGCTTAAAAGCGACCATTACAGAAGAAGATTATTATTATTTCCTGGAAGTACTGCCACCGTTAAAAATGGGTTCAAATTGGTTTATTTTAGGTGAGGCTCTAAGCGACGAAAGATATTATAAATTTATTAAATATCCGTCACAAAATATATTTATCTGTGAAGTAGTACAGATAGAACAAGAGGAATTAATCAAAATAGAACAACAGTATTAATAAACTTTGAGGTGGAATAAGATGGAAACACAAACAGAAATAAAGAAATATTCTGTAATATATGATTTATTGCAGGATTTAGATGAGTACGCACTAGCAGAAATTATAGAGGATAAACTTAAAGAAAAGGGCTATAAGGTTTTTGTTGTTAGGGATAAATATAAATTTAAATATGTAGGTGAAATAAATGGTATTTAAAGGAGATACAATTGTTCAAGTTGGAAGAGAGTTTTATTCTTTGAGAAAAATAAACTCTTTTTCTGTTGATAGTGGTGATAAGGTAGACTTTCACAAACTTAAGAGAATACTTGAAAATTATGATGTTAGGTTATTGAAAGAAGAGGTGGAATAAAATGAATCAAAAACAAGAACAAGAAATTAAAGACACTATGAAAGTATTAACTACTCAAGAAAAGTTAATATTTTTAAAAGGATATTCCCTGGGTGGTACTCATGGAATTGATACAGCCTATGATAGAATACTTAAAAAAGAGGTGGAATAAATGACATTAAAAGAATGCACACACAATAAAGTAATTAAAACCAATTTTACATATAAATGTCTCACTTGTGGACAAGAGTTTATACTTGAACAGGTTGAGACCGATTTATGTCCAGAATGTAAAAGGATGTCTCTATTAGTCTATGAGGACAATGTTATAAAATGTTGTCTTTGTGGACATAGTGACAGGGAGCTATAAAATGATGTACTCAGAAATAAAAATGGAAGCCTTAGCAGAAAGACAAGAGGAAGCTAAAAATGTATGGATACAGGAACACTTGGACGAACTTAGACAGGATTTTATAGAGGAGAAACACGCAGAAGCTTTTGAGACTTTTTGCAATAATGAATTTTATAACATGGAGGGATAAAAATGATAGAATTAGACGAGGATTTAATCCCAGGATACCACTGTGTAAAATGTGGTGGTGGATGTTGTAAGGACGATGTCTTTAAACGTATTAAAGGCATGGATGTAATTTGTTTAGAGTGTGGAGGAATGTAAAATGAAATCAAAAGAATTAATTAAGTACATAGAATCAGAGATTGAAGAGGCAGAAGAATATTTGAAAGAGAATGATACCAATTATGAGGAGGTATTAAACAATGAGGACACCGACGGATATGATGAGGATGGAGAGAATAATAACTTTGAAGCAGGGATAATTGCAGGATTACAAAAGGTATTAAGGAAACTTAAAGAAGATTTTAAACAAGGTGAACAATTAGAAAATCAAGCTAATCAAGAGCTTAAGGAGGACTAAAATGACAATAATTAGACCTAGACACGAGATTGAGGAAATAGGAGAAATCCTACAGAAACAGGAGGATAAAAAGAATGAACAAGAAAGCAATAGTAGAGATAACAGCAGACGAAGTAAGAAGACTAAGACTTAGTGGAAATACAATAGAAGCCCAGGCAATGCATAATAATTATTTGAAAGAACTTAAGGAGGTGAAAAAACAAGAACTAAAAAATATTAGAGCAAGAGAGAAAATAGTAAGAGAGTTTGTTAGACAG